TGATTTGATCGTGTGTTTTTTTGATGCTGCTAACCAGACCTCTGCAATGGATTCACCATCACTCCACTGCATCTCGGCACTCTCTCCCCAGGTCATGGCACCATCTTTGATCTGTACTGGTGGTAGTCCTTGTGTGTTGTAGGGTAAGGTGCCAAACTTGGTGAGTGCCTCTATTGCAGCAGATCCGAAACTGCCTTCACCCTTGCCATTTAACCCTGCGAGTTCGCGCGATTTTCCGTAAGGAAGTAACCAAAAGGGGCAGACAGGATCTTCTAGCTGTCCGAGCTGCGTTACCTCAACGGATTCCAGACACCACAAAGCCATGCCTAGGCCATTGCCCACACAGCTTCCAGTTTGCTGGCTGAATGGTTTCATGTTTTTGATGAAGAGATATAGAAGTGCTTTATCTGGTTCTGCGTATTTGCCCTTGATACTAAAAGCTGGCATCCGCAATTTTATAGCTGCATCTAGGGTCACCTGTGAAGGAGTGCGCTGATCAGGGTGGATCCATCCTAGATTGTTTGGTGTCACTTCAATGTGCCTAGTGCCTTGGAAATTTCCGTGAATTTTTTAGACATGGATTTCCTTAAGCTTTCATCTAATTTGGTATCGGGATCTTCAGGAAATCCAGCCAAGTCTGATTGTATCCGCACTCTTATTTCTCGCAAATCGGATGGACTTAGCACCCTTCCCACTGCTTCTTTGCATAGGGCTAATAACTCCCCTGCGGTTTGGACTTCCTCACCCTTAACAGTGGTGGCAAAGCTGGCATAAAGGCTAGATAGTTTCTTAGCCTTGCCCTGTTTATCATCCTCACTTAGTGATACATAAAGTGATTTTAATTCCTTTTGAAGTTTGCTGGCTGCCTCATCCGGTGCTGGTATGGGTTCGGGTGGATCACCAATAATGACAGTAGTAATCACAGGTTTGCTGGCTGCATCCCCTTTAGCAGCATAGGCTAGGACTCTGTATTTACCAGGACTATTTGCGCTCACTACTGCGGTGGTACTGTCTCGTAATAACTCCACAGGAAACAGATTAAGCCCAACATCAAGGACCACCCATTGCACTGACTTGCAGTCGGTCACACTGGGGATGCTGATGAATTGCCCTGGTTGCCCATGGATTTCTAAGGGAATGGTAACCTGTTGTCCAACTACTAAAAAAAAAGATATTAGTATTAGGTTCATGGTTGCGCCTTAAGTAGTTTGCGTATTGCTTTGATTTCTGCTTTGGTGAGGAAGTTATCCTCTTGCTCTGCGTCACGCTGCGCTTTCTCTGCTTTGCGTTTAGCTTTTTCCTCTACGCTGATGTCCTTCACCTTGGTTTTCTGTGTCCATTTGCCCTTCACCTTTTTCGGTGGTTCAACTTCCGTGTCTTGTGTGAGGTGGTCGGTTTGCGGTGTGTCCTCAATTTCGACAAGCACATAAGTGCTGCCTTCAATCTCGCCACCCTGCCAGCCATCGCCAAAGGATGTGTTTGGGTGGTCACGCTGTGGATAGGATGGAAACTCAAGGACTGTGTCACCGTTTATTTTTGCGTATTGCATGGTTGATTAGCTCCGAGTGAAGATTGAGACTGTGGCCGACCCAGAATTAGCAGTGTAAACACTAGCATCGTCAGAACTAATGCAGATTCCGAAAGGGCTTGTCCCAGTTGCAATGGTGCTAGTTCCAGACAAAGCTCCTGTTGAAGTGTTTCGGCTAAAGATTGAAACTGTCGTACCTCCTAAATTAGTTGCATAAACACTTTTTCCATCTGCGGAAATACAAATGCCGTAAGGTTGTGCGCCACTTGCAATAGTACTAGTACCAGATAAAGCCCCTGTTGAAGTGTTTCGATCAAAGATAGAAACTGTCGTAGACCCTTCATTGCTTACATATACATTTTTACCATCTGCCGAAATGCAAACAAAAAGTGGTTGCCCTCCTGTTGCAATGGTACTAGTTCCAGATAAAGCTCCTGTTGAAGTGTTTCGGCTAAAGATTGATAAAGTCGCTGCTCCATAATTACACACATAAACGCTAGTGCCATCTGCGGAAATACAAACGCCTCTAGGGCTTGTCCCAGTTGCAATGGTGCTAGTTCCAGACAAAGCCCCTGTTGAAGTGTTTCGGCTAAAGATTGAAACCGTCGTACCCCCTAAATTAGCTGCGTAAACGCTAGTGCCATCTGCTGAAATACAAATGGCGTAAGGGTTTGCCCCGGTCGCAATGGTACTAGTTCCAGACAAGGCTCCTGTTGAAATGTTTCGGCTAAAGATTGAAACTGTATTTGAACTGAAATTAGGAGTGTAAACACTCTTTCCATCTGCCGAGATGCAAATCCCGAAAGGAAGTGATCCAGTTGCAATGGTGCTAGTTCCAGACAAAGCTCCTGTTGAAGTGTTTCGGCTAAAGATTGATACTGTATCGTTAAAACAAGAAGCATAAACGCTGCTGCCATCTGCGGAAATACAAACGCCTCTAGGGCCAGATCCAGTCGCAATCGTGCTAGTACCACTCAACGCACCAGTAAACACTTTGCCCCTACTCACACCCATGATTTTTCTATTAATAGGCATTAGAAGTTCTGGCCTCCAACCATTGCAAACCATGTAGTACCGCCATCCCATGTTGTGAGACAAAAGATATCTACTTTGTTATTGGTACTTGTGAGTGTTGGTGCCGTACCACCAGAGGCCCACTTAATTGCAGCACCCCATGTCACTGCTCGAGCCGTTCCATCCATCGTGAATGCCAGAGTGATTCCGAAAGCTGAACCTGTGGTCGGTATGTTGCTTATGGTAAGTGTCGTGATCGCTGCATTCAGCGAGACATGAAACACATTCCCAAGCGCACAGTTTAGCGTGAGCGTTCCGCTGGAGATCGTTGGTGCGGTTTTCGTTTCGATAAGGCTGGTGATCGTTGCACTTGTGAGCGTTGGTGAAGTGGCAAAAACATTTGCCCCTGTGCCAGTTTCATCCGTGAGGCATGAGGCAAGATTTGCGCTTGATGGTGTAGCCAAGAAAGTTGCAACGCTAGTACCGAGTCCGCTTACACCTGTTGAGATAGGAAGTCCGGTGCAACTGGTTAGCGTTCCAGATGTTGGTGTGCCAAGAATAGGAGTCACTAGCGTAGGTGATGTCAGCGAAAGCGTGTCACCGCTTTGAAGTTCTTGCACCGTGGTCGTATTGATTACTAACGGGAATCTTGCTGCCATGTTTTCTCCTAGGTGACGGTTATATTTACGGTGCTGCCACCAAACAAAAGCACTGGCAACGAGCCATTAGAAATACTGACATTGGTCACACTGCCACTAAATAGCGTGACAGGTAGCGCACTGGATGTGGAAGCACCGATCTGGACAACGCTAGCGGTGCCGTTATCCTTCTTGGCATAGAGCTTGCCATCGTAGGTGTTGAGCGCAAGTTCACCAAGAACCAGATCCCCAGTGGTTGGCACCTTTGCAGCTACTGCGCTTTGTTTTATCTTGATTAGATTGGCCATGTTAGAAAGTCCCGCCATCTAAAATAATTCCACTTCCCAAGCTGGTCGCTGATAAAACTATGGTGCCGTTGATGTAATAGGATTTCGCTGATGCGATGTTGATATGCTCGCTGCTTGTCCAGGCATCGGTTGCATCTACCCAGTTCCATGTTTTATCGCTGAGACCTTTGATGGTAATCCCACCTTGATCTGCACCCGCATCGGTAGTGGATGCGCTAGCAAGAACAATGTTCTTGTCGCCTACTGCCAAGGTCGTTGAAGAAATCGTGGTGGTCGTGCCGTTGACGGTGAGGTCACCACTGAGAACCAAGCTAGTGCCAGTCGCCACTCCTATGTCAGGAGTGATAAGCGTAGGACTCGTATCAACTACGAACTTTGATCCGGTTCCGGTCTGGCTAGCAATTACAGTTGCATTACCACTGCTTGTGATAACTCCGGTTAAGTTGGCATTGGTGGTCACTGTAGCAGCGTTCCCACTGGTGGACTGGTTCAAGGTGGGAAAGGTGCAATTGGTTAAGTCACCGCTTGAAGGTGTGCCGAGTGCTGGCGTTACCAGCGTTGGTGAAGTGTTCATCACAAAGGTGGTGCCTGTTCCGGTCTGAGCTGCCACCGAGGTTGCGTTCCCTACTGATGTTATCGGGCCAGTCATGTTGGCATTTGTAGTTGTTGTTACTGCAAAGTCAGGGCCACCGATTGCAATTACTGATGTTGCCACCCCGAAGCTGTCATCACCTAGTCCATAGTAAAGAATCCTCCCGCCTGAGTTCTCGTTGAAGGCAAGTTCTGCTGCGCCTAAAGTTGTAGGTGCGCCAGTGGAGCCACCTATTCTGCGCTTAATTCTGATCGTGTTCGCCATGATTCAAGTTCCTTAGTTAGAAGTTACCTTCAGAAATTACCACCATCTAGTTTATTAGTGTTGACCCACTGCGTTGATGCCGATGAATATTTTAAAAGGTCGCCATTCGCCACCCCAGTAATGGTGGTGTCGGTAAGCTCATTAAGTGTAGCAGCACCAGCAGCACCCGCTGGCCCTGTCAACCCTCGGCCATCGTAGACTGTGACTAGCGTTTCGCCTTGCGTGACTGTGACGATATCGGATTCTGTGACCACTACGATGTCTGGCATTATCGGGTCACCTCCGCTTTGACATTGAAAATACCTTCAATCAATCTGATTACTGTTGATCCGGTGTATAGCTCCAGATCATAGAAGTATCTGCCAGGAGTAAGGGCTTCCATGGTGGCAGCATCGACTAATAAATCAACAGTGCCTGCAGCACCACCTAGCGTGATTCGTGTGTTTTCGGTGGTGAGTTCTAGTATTACGGTTGCGCTCGCTGCGGTGGCCCTGACTTGCATAGCTGCGGTGTAGCCTGTGAGATTGGTTTCGACCTCGTCAGCATCGGTATAAAGAATGGTGCGGGCTAAGGTTGCACCCTGCTCAGCGTTAAATGTGTACTGTCCGGCTGGCATAATGATCTCCTAGAAAAAATTACCACCATCGTTTCATCAGCCGTCTGACTCAGGGTGCTGGACTTATACCCCTCATAGCTAACCTCTTCACTTGCCATTTTTGTTCTTTCGTGGCTGCATCAACCTTGCTTGGATCTGCCTGATCGTTACCCTGATCAAACTGGGTGCAATATCGCTAGGCTTTTCAATGATTTCAATAATCAGATAACCTGCTGAAACCACATATAAACCAGTGATGCCCTGATAATGCCAGTGATTATCCTTCCCTAAGGATACCCCAGCTTTGATGGCATCTCCAAACAGTAGAGATTGAGTCCAGCTAGGATGCAATTCAAAGTGAATAACCATGGTTGAATCCTTTAAGGCGGGGGTGGGGTTAGGTTGGTGTTGCCGTTTGCGTTGTCGGATCGGATCGCATTAGCGAGCCATTGGTATTGGTGTAAACATAGTAGGAGTTTGTTTTGTAAAAGTTTAGTGTTGCTGCCTGCGGTTTTCTTGCGTCTGAGTAACCACTATAGAACAAGGTGATATCGCTACTTAGACCGCCAGAACTTAGATAATGCTCGTAGTAAATCTGGTTAGAGGAGTTCACTTTCCAGAATAGAAGCGATGAATTAAGGAATCTTTTACCACTAGCAACAGTCGGCAAGAGATTGGCAGGAAGCGTTAATCTGCCTGGTATGTTGAAATAGTTCGCCACTGGCCCATAGTAGGTGCTGCTTGCTGCGTCGTAAGTCAAGGTAACACTAAGTGTGCCAAGTGCGATATCATCGCCAGATGGTATGTCTACAGTCGTTCGCCTAAATACTGCATCAATCAGATAACAGGTGATTGTGGTAGGTATGGTTTGGCCGTATTGAATATCAAAGCTTAAAAGAGTTGGCGAGTAACTCGCTGGATAATTAGATGAAAATGTTGCCGGACTCAATGCCGTGTTGTAGCTTGTCCATTCGTGCGGTGTTGCCTGCGAAAAGTCAAAGGCCGCATAGGAAGGTAAAGAAACTGGAGATTCATAGGAATAGTTCTCATTGCTGCGCCAAACACGATAATAGTAATCTAAATAATAAGTCCAAGAGGCAGCGCATACATCGGCACCAGAACCGAGAATATAATTTAAAATCTGTGCTTGGTAGGTGCCGATGCCGTCAACTACACGGAACCAAAAAAATCTTCTGTTATTTGTTCGTGAAACGCCGCTGCATAAAATAGGCGCATCATATTCATAGTGAACAAAGTAATTGATGCCTGAATATATAGCTCCGTTGTAGGTGCTGACATAAGTTGCTGAAGGATCGAACAACCTTGCCACTACTGTTTCCGTTGGGAAAACTAATTCCACATGGTCAGGAAAAGTTTGCAAGTATTCAGTAGGTGGCGGACAGCAGTAGATATCTGCAACATCTGCTGCTGCCATCTCCACGCAACCGATAGGCGTGTAAGGTTTTGTAATCCACTCAATATCAAAAGATGTTTTGTATGCTGGTATTAGTGCGTTGGTTTCTGCGGTGGCATCTGCAAGCGTAGGGTAAAGGATCATGGAAACTAAGGTGTAAACATTGGTGTAAACTGCGAACGGTGTGTAGGCAACAGTACGACTAGACGCAAAAGTTCTGCCACCATTGACTGTGCCAGAAGAGACATAAATTAGCCAAGGTTTAGAAATATCAAAGTCAATAAAATCCCATGCCCCAGTTCGAACCGTATAAAGGCCGTTTTCGCTAAGTGTTGTTTGATTTTTTACTAGCACATAATTAAAAACAACTGTCTGAACTCCATCAATTATTGGCAATCCGCTCAAAGTAATGTTTCCGGTAGTAGCTAGTTTTGGATTAATCGAATTAGTGTAATTGTCGGTTGCGTAGTACTGTGGCGCTGCTGTCATATCCTTAAACCGTAACCAGTACACCGTTTGACTTTCTAGCAAAACAGGATCTAAAATCAGATCATAGTTTATTGCTGTCGTGCCTACGGTGATCGTTCCGGTGTTTTGTATTACTGCGTAATAGTCTGCGTTTACGGTGCCAGATGTTATCTTAAAAAACGATCTGACCTGTAGTTCTGTTCCGGTGTCGGTATCAAAAGGCCTAGTCCATGATCCAGATGCTACGGTGTAAATTCCGTTTTGCGTTGCCGTGGTTTGATTCTTTACTAGCACCCTATCGCCAGCAATCAAAACTATTCCATCAATCGTCTGAAGTCCGCTTAAGCTGATGTTAGCGGTGGTAGCTGCTCGGCATGGTGTGCCAAGTGTTGGAGGCGTTACCATTACTTTATTAATGTAAGGGTTAAGGTAGTTGCTAGCCTCATCGTAGGTGGCATAAGTTTTTCTTGAGAAGCCTGCTGATGAACCTCCTGCCAAAGCTGTTCGATAACCAACAGCTAGAGGCAAAAACAAGCCTCCTAGCTCGCCTGTTGAGGTGACATTCGTAACGCTTCCAAAGGTAAGTTTAGTTACTAGCATTAGAGCGCTTCCAGTGCTACCACTCTGGCGGTTAAGTCTGTGATGGCATCTAACATGGCTTGAATGTCAACTTCTGT